GTTGGAAGTCGAGCAGAAGACGGACAAGGTGGCCGATGGGGTGCGGACGCTGATCGCGCGCATCGGTTCGGCTGATGTCGCCAATGTCGGCAACGTGATCGACGATCCCGCCGTCGTGAAGCAGCGCGCGTGGCTGGCCGCCAATCGCCCCGAACTGGCCGCCCAGGTCGATGCCGCCGTTGCGCTCAAGATGCAGCCGGTCGATGCCACCGCCGCCGAGGATGACCCGTTCGGTCTGCCCGACACCGACGAAGGCCGCCCCGACGAAGACATGGGCGAGGCACACAGCATCAGCCCCGACGAACTGATCCGCCACATCGACGCCAAGGTGACTGCTATGGACGTGAACAGCATGGTCGCCAGTTGGTCGGACGCCATCGCGGGGTTCAGTGAGGTCGATCGCGAGCGGGTCGCCAATGCGCAACAGGGCCGCATCGCCGAAATCAAGGCGGCAAGCTGATGGGTGTCGGTCATCACAGCCGCCGCGCATGGCCGCAGGACCAGCGCGACCGCCTCACCGCGCTCTACCGGGAAGGGAAGTCCGACAAGGAGATCGCGCGCATCCTCGATCGCCCGATCAGGGGCGTGAAGGGGCAGCGGTTCAAGATGGGGCTCGTCACGAAATATGTGGAGCCCGAGATTCCGGCCGACTTCGCGGAATGGGTGCAGGGCAAGTCGCTCGGTGATATTCGCAGGCGGCTCGTCGTCGGTAGCAAGATCGCCCAGCGGTTGCGCGACCAGTATGGCGTCGCGGTTCTCAACATCGGGCCGCGCCACCTTCCGCCGCCTGATGACTTCGCCGAGGTCGCGCCCAGGATGACCGTCACCCGGTGCGGCGAGCATTACAAGCGCAGCTTCGCCACCATCAAGCGGTGGTACGAGCAGGCCGGCATCGCGCCCGCCGTCTATGTGCAGCCCCCGCGCGCCCGTAACGGGAAGTCAGTCAACTGGGGCGCCCGACAGCCTATCAGCTTCGGCGCGACGGGGGACGGATCGATCGCGCACGCGGCGGCCAACCACCTGCGCCGGATCGGCTTCACCAACGTCTATCGCGCGACCGTTCTCGACCGGGCGGCCCGCGTCCACCTGCCCGCCGAGGGCAGGCACCATTATTCGGTGTCGGGGCGCGGCTTCATGCACGAATCCGAAATGATCGCGATGGCCGAGTCGCGTGGCTTCCGGGATGGCGCACATAGCCGGGAGTTCGCCGCATGATCGGCCACAATTCCAGCGAGGTCGGCGGGATAGCGGCCCAGGAGCTTCGCCTGTTCATAGAGCGGGTGGAGCGGCTCGAGGAAGAGAAAAAGGGCCTCGCCGACGACATCAAGGACATTATGGCCGAGATAAAGGGGCGCGGATACGACACCAAGATCGTCCGCAAACTTATCGCGATCCGAAAGCTCAAGCCCGGCGAATATGAGGAGCAGCAAATGCTTCTCGAAACCTATCTCGCGTCGATGGGTATGATCTGATGGCGTTCGGGGGGCATCGCAAACAGCACTTCGGGAGCAAGCAGCCGACGCGCATCGAGCATCAGGCGGCTGTCCGATCGCTGATCGCCGGATGCGTCGATCTCGACCGGCTCAACATCCCGGCGCTGGCCCGCCGCTGTGGTGTCGATCCGCGCGAAGTCGAATGTTGGGTCGGGGCGCAGCGGCGGTTGCGGGCCGAGGCGTCCGCCTGATGGGCATGGAAGAGTTCCTCGCCATCCCCGAGGCGCCGCTAAAGGATGTGCTTGATCCTGCGATATGGGTCGAGCCGCGCGATAACCTGCTGGTCCCGGAATATGATCGCCAGCGCGAGCTGATCAACTTCCTGCGCCGTCACGCCCCCAAGATATTCGTCTTCGCCATCCCCAACGCGACGCGTTCCGAACAATCGAAGCTGCGCCAGCAACGCGAAGGCGCCGTCTATGGCGCGCCGGATCTCGTCCTGACATGGGTCGGAGGGACCGGCTTCATAGAGATGAAGAACGGCAAGGCGGCGCCCGAGCAGCATCAGGTTGCTTTTCTCAACCGGCTCGCACGTCAGGGCCATCATGTCGCGGTGTGCCGCACGATGGAGCGCGCCGTCGATTGGCTGCGGATCGTCGGCGCGCCCGTTCCGGCGATCCGCGCATGAACGCCCCCGCCGCCATCACCGGCCATCCGGAGGCCGACACCATCCTGAAAAGGGGCCGCGCCCACCTGCACGAGCTGCGCGACAGAGCGCTTGACCGGATTCACAGGATGCCGGGCGGATGGACGCGCGAAATTCTCGTCATGGTCGCCGAGATGGCCCAGCGGGTCGCGTCCTACCCGGCGACAAGCGCCGACGAAAAGATCGCGCAGGGCGTCGCGATGCGGCGGGCCTATTTTACCTGCCTCAACCTCCTTGAAGCCGCCACGCGCTGCGAAGAACTCGAAGGGATCGAGCCACTATGAGCAGCCTTTGGGACGATCTCGCCGCCGAGGAAGCCGAGGCCGCTAAGAACAACGTCTATCCATTCAACAAAGAGGTGCCGGGCTACATGGACAATGTCCCGCCTTATGATGAAGAGAAGGATGACGATCCATTACCGGGATGTGCTGACCCTTCCGATTGGATAGGTCACAATGCCCCGCACCGCCGTTTTATTATAGATGGCTGGATTGTGCGCGGTTCTGCTGGCCTTCTCAGCGGCATGGAGGGTGTCGGGAAGTCTCTAATCGCCCAGCAAATGGCGACGTGCGCCGCTGTGTATAAGTCGTTTCTTGGCCTTGAAATGGAGCATGTCAATGCAGTCTACATATCCTGCGAAGACGACATGGATGAGCTTTGGAGGCGCCAGGAGTCAATCAACAAGGCGCTCGGCATTACTATGGAGGACATCGCTGGGAAGCTGAAACTGGTGTCTCTCAAGGGAGAGTTGGGCAACGAGCTAGGAACATTCGATCAAGCCGGCCGCCTCACCGCGAGTAAGCGATTCCGCCAGATCAGAGCGGTTTGTCTGGCGATGAACGCGGGCCTCGTTTTCCTCGATAACGCTGCCCACATGTTCACAGGCAATGAAAATGCGCGCCATGATGTGGCCGCCTTCCTCGGCTTGCTGGAGCAGCTTTCCATCCTCATAGACGGCGCCGTCATCCTTCTCGCGCACCCAAACAAGCAGTTTGCGCAGGGCAACACCCAAGGCAATGAATATAGCGGCTCAACTGGCTGGAGCGCTCACGTCCGCAACCGCCTGTTCCTCGATTATCGCGCCGATCCGGGCGACGGCACACCTGTCGATGATGATGACCGGGTGCTGCGCAAATCGAAGGCCAACTACGGCAAAAAGGGCGAGGAGGTGTTTTTCCGCTGGCACGAATGGGCCTTCAGCACTGCTGAGGATATCCCTGACCACTCCGCAGAGATGCGCAAGGCGGCCGAGGCATCCGCCGACAACGCAATATTCATGCGGTGCATGGAGGCCCGCAACAATCAAAAGAGGGCTGTTTCGGAGAGTAAAAAAGCCGGTAATTTTGCCCCGAAAGAGTTTGCCGAAATGGCAGAGAGTAAGGGTGTTGGGCGCGCTCGTTTAGAGAAGGCGATGGACCGACTTTTCCGGATTGGTGCGATCGAGAGAGGATATCTCTTCACCTATAAAGGGGAGGGAAAGAGCGCATTTGGGCTTCGCCCCGTGGATGGATTTTCCCCTGCAAAAGCATCCGAAAGCACCTCCGAAAACATCAAAACACCAAAACCGAACCTTTCGGAAACCGTGCAAAATCAAACCGATAGCATGGGTGCCGAAAGCCATCGGGTCGAAACGGGTGAAACCGTGCAAAATCAAACCGATAGCATATCCGATAGCATGCCGAAAACATCCGATAGCTTATCACCCCACACACCCCCCCAGACCCCCCCAGCGCGGGCGCGTGCGCCTACGCGCGAGGGCGAGGCCCTCGGCTTGGCTTCGGCCCGCGAGGCTTGGAAGGAAAATCCCATACTCAACCCCGACTTCGAGCGAGACGATATGCCGATCGCAGAACGAGACGACGACTACACGCCAATCGAATGGGGAGACGATGAATGACGATCGGAAGGATTTCAAAAACGGTGCGGTTCGAAGTCCTCGCCAGGGATGGTTTCCGTTGCCGATATTGCGGCGCCGACGCCGCCAGTGCTGTGCTGCAAATTGATCACTTCACGCCCCGTGCGAAGGGCGGGTCCGATGACATAGACAATCTCAGGGCGGCCTGTGCTGATTGTAATCAGGGGAAGAGTGATCGTGTTCTAATCCCGGCTGCGACAGGCTTCGACCTATCGCCTGACATGGGCCCAGCCCGCATGGCTCGCGCCCAACGCGCCGCAAGCTTCTCAACCCCCGCGTCCGAGCCTGACCCTGATCGCCACTGGATCACTTCCAGCATATTGGACATCGGCGACGGTGATGGCGGCATGCTTTTGGCGAAGGTGTTCTGCGAAACCCATGGTCGTCGAGAATGGATCTGGCTTGATGAGCATCTGGTGGCGGCAATCAACGGTGGCGGCCCGGAAGCTGGATGGGTTCGCGGCAAGGCTAAGCCAGCATGACCCCTCCCGACCCGACCGCATCCGAGCGTGAGAAGGTGGTGAAGTGGCTGAGGGGTGAGCGTCAGGCAATCATGACGATTGCCTACTGGGAAGGCCACAACGGCAATTACCTGACCGCCCATATGAGCGCTGCCAGAGCCGAGACAATCCGGCTTGTGGCGGATTCACTGGAGCGCGGCGACCATGACAAGGGAGGCACCGATGACGAAGCTTGAGAAATGCGCGCGGGCTCTGTTCTACACGACGAACGAATGGACGCAGAATCATGACCTATGGGAAAGCTTGCCTGACTACGGCCAGGATCTTTTCTACGACCGCGCCCGCGCCTGCCTCACCGAGCTTATGGATGTGGACGACGCGATGGTGGAGGCGGGGGCGGCGGCATTGTCTCCCTATGACGATATGGCTGACTTTCGCGCCAAGGGCATCATCATCGCAATGCTCCGCGCCGTGATGGAGGGGAAGTGATGATCAAGCCACTCGCCAAACGCGCGGGCATGATGGGCATTTCCATATCAACACAAGTGGGGTATTAGGATACCGTTATGGGCAATCGGCAAAATACCGAACGAATGCCGAGTGAGGCGTCGCTTGCAAACCTGAAGGCTAATGCCGGAAAGGGGCGGCCAAAAGGTGTGCCGAACAAGATCACCACACTCGCAAAGGATGCCATCGCGCAGGCGGCGGAAAAGCTTGGCGGCGTTGACCGCTTGGTGGAATGGGCGAAGGAGAACGATGCGAACGAGCGCGCGTTTTGGGCAACAATATATCCCAAACTGCTCCCGCTTCAGGTAACAGGTGAGGGCGGCGGCCCGGTTGTCGCTGCGGTTGCTATAACTTTCCGCAAGGCCACCGATGTTCCCGGTTAACATCGAACTCCCTGAATGGTCCGAGTGCCTTTGGGACCGACATGCGCGGCACATCGCACTGAAGGGTGGGCGCGGCGCGGCCAAGTCGCGGTCGGTTGGCTCCGCATTGATCCTGCAAGCTGCGGATGAGCATCGTCGGGTGCTTTGCGGTCGCGAGGTGCAGCGGAGCATCAAGGACAGCGTGAAGCGCCTCCTTGACGACGAGATAGCCCGTTGCGGTTTCTCCCACCTGTTCACATCGACCGAAACCGAAATACGCGGCCCGAACGAGAGCCTATTCATTTTCACCGGCCTCAAAGGAAACGCAGCCGGCGTTAAGTCTATCGAGGGGGTTACGGACTTTTGGGGCGAGGAAGCCAGCACCATTAGCCAGGCATCGATCGAAACGGTGATACCGACAATCCGAGCGCCCGGCTCGCGCCTGATCTGGACGTGGAATCCTGACCTGGAGACAGATCCGGTAGATGTGATGTTCTGTGGTCCCGATGGCCCACCACCGCGCACCATCCTAAAGACGGTCAATTACGATCAGAACCCGTTCTTCCCCGACGTGCTGCGCGAGGAAATGGAATACACACGGGGCCGCGACATCGACAAATATAACCACATTTGGCTGGGCCAATACCGCCGTAATAGCGAGGCGCGGGTGTTTAAGAACTGGCGCGTTGAGGCATTCGAAAGCCCGGCCAATGTCACCTATCGCCTTGGTGCCGACTTCGGGTTCAGCATCGACCCGAGCATAGCCATCCGTTGCTGGATCGACGGCCGGCTGATCTATGTCGACCATGAGGCTTGGGGCCTTGGCGTCGAGATCGTCAATCTTCCGGCGCTGTTCATGTCGATACCGGACGCCGAGAAATTCTGGATGACGGCAGACAGCTCGCGCCCGGAAACGATCAGCCATTTGCGTGGGCACGGTTTCCCCCGTATTCAACCGGCCCTGAAGGGCGCCCGATCACTTGAAGAGGGCATTGAATGGCTCAAGAGCTACGATCTCATCATCCATCCGCGCTGCACACACCTGATCGACGAACTAACCCATTACAGCTACAAGGTTGACCCGCTTACAGGGCTGGTGACGGCGGTACTGGAGGACAAGAACAACCACGGCATTGATGCGCTGCGCTATGCCGTGGAAGGCGCGAGGCGAGGGTTGGCGAGTAATACCAATGCGCCGCCCATCGCCCCGCCGAGCATGATCCCGAGAGTGCAGAGGAGAGCAGGGTGACAGAGCGCGACGAAGAAATCGACAAGGTGATAGCCGACGCCCTTGCTCATGGCACTGGAGCGAGCATGGGTGGGAAGCATGTCCGAGTGGTGGATTTCTATGCGCCGCAAGATGAGATCGAGCAGCGCATCCTTGAGCCACTGACGGACGAGCAATTGACGGCGGCGGCGAATCTCGATTTGCAGGGCTCCGGCTTCTATTCTTTTCGCCGGCGTTGTTATATTTCGCGTACCCAAGCCGGAAGTGATGCGCTATGATCGCGCAGACTGACCTTGGCTGGATAGCCCACTCAATATTGCATGGGTCGGGATGGGGGTGCGTATTGCGCGTTGAAGCTCATTTTGATGAGAGCGGCACTGACGCGGCCGAAATCACGCTTGCCGGATACCTTTTCGAGGCAGAGCGCATCGACCCGTTCGGCGCTCAGTGGAACGAGGTATTGGCAAGGTATGACGTTCCCTATTTCCACATGGTCGATTGCGCGCACGGGGCAAAGCCGTTCGAGAAGCTGGACAAGATCAACCGGATCAAGCTTCAAATGCAGCTTATGGCGTTGATCAAGCGGTACGCAATCAATGGGATTGTCTGCAACATAACTAACGTCCCGGATAACGCTGGAGCATCTTATCTGGAGGGTGTGAAAGGAGCCGTGAAGGTTGCCTTGGATTGGGCGGACAAGGCGGCGTACTCGGGCAAGATCGGCTATTTCTTTGAGGCCGGAGCCAGCGGCCAGGGATTAGCCGAAGTCCATTTCGGCGAAATCGCTAAAGACCCAGCAAGCAGCGCGGCGCACCGCTATGCGGGTCACGCCTTTGTGCCGAAACTCGGAAACCCTGGTGTACAAGCTGCCGATCTTCTGGCTTGGCAGTATCACAACTTCACGAAAAAGCGCGCAACGGCCAGCTTGGCACGTCTCGACATGAGAGCCCTTCTTCGACACCCACACCACATATCGGATCAATGCGGTGATCCGCCCCGCGAGCCCAAGATTCAAAGCGTGCGGGAGAGCAGGGACAGGATAGAAACGGTGCACTATCTCCCCAAGGCAAAACCGGGTGTGAAATATGCTGAGATCCATCCCGAGGAAGATTTCACTGCGTTCTCTGGCAGCAGTCCGGGGGCGACTTTGGCCTGTCCCAACTGTTTCAGGGCAGTCGCTGAAAACTGCCCCCCAAAGATGTTTTCCGACATAGTCATTCGCTGTTGGTGTGGGACTAGGTGCCTGATCCCTCCGATGCTGCCTCCTTTTGTGAGGTATTAGGCGAAGACGCGCGCCTTACCAGCCCATCAAGCGCCTTATTGGCCTCGGTGGGGTTTAGTTCGCCAGCGGCTACGGCGTCGCTTACGGCCTTCAGAAACCGCTCGCTCTGCTCCTTCTGGCTCTCTGGCGGGGCCTTCTTCTTTGGCATCTGGCTTACCCTCCGATACGAGCCGTTTGATAGGTGAGGCGCTTGCCGACCACGCCCATGAGCAGACGGTCGGCGCGCTCGGTATCGTTTACCCCAAGCTTGGCGCGGTTACTGTAGCGGAAGTCGAACTCGGCAAGGTAGCGGTGCAGATGCTGCTCGCCACAGTGCTGATAGACGCCCTTCATGCCGCGCTTGAAGATCGAGAACGAGCCTTCGACGGTGTTGGTGTAAACATCGCCACGGACGTACTCGCCCCGGGAATGGTCAACGCTCTCATGGCTGCCAAAGTACTTGCCGATGTAGTGATAGAGGCGCGCACCATCGGTAACGAGACGGGCTTCCTTGGCTATGTTCGCCTTGCAGATGGGCTCAACGTAGGTCGAGATCATCTGATCGAACGCATAGGAGCGGATAGCACCAGTGTCGCGATCGACGAGGCTGATGACCTTCATCTTGTGCGCGCCGCTCTGGCGGACAGGCTGGCCCTTCAAGTGGCCGATGTAGGTTTCGTCCACTTCGACCGCGCCGCCGCCCGAACCGAAGGGAACGGCGAGATCGCCAGCGCGCATCGCTTCGCGGATGCGGTGCGACATGAACCATGCGGTCTTGAGGGTGACGCCCAATATCCGATGAAGCTGGTTGCTCGAAATACCCTTCTTGCTGCCAGCGATCAGGTACATGGCCTGCAACCACAGGTGCATTTTGACGTGGCTCGCTTCGAAGATGGTGTTGATCTTCACGGTGAACGGCTTGCGGCACTGATAGCACTTGTAGGTGCCGACGCGGGTGCTCTTGCCCTGCATCTTCGAAATGCGCTCAACGCCGCCGCAATGCGGGCAAACCGGGCCTTCCGGCCAAAGGCGCGCTTCAACGAAGGCGTAGGCGGCTTCTTCGTTATGAAAATGGGCGGCGGCGAAAGACATGACGTAAACTCCTTGTTCCCTCTATGGGCTCAAGAGCTGGGTACGTCAAGTATAATATCGCCTTTTCGCCATATGACCCGTGAGGAGTTCGATAAGCGTTATCCACTGCCTAAAAAATAGGCATTGCCTAAAAAACAGGCAAATGGTATCAGACTACCCTCATGGGGGACATCGACACCGACGAGCAATCCGACGCCAATACGATGGGCGCGAAGGGTAATGACCTAACCTCCGTCCACTCTCGCGCTATTCAGCGCTTCAACGATGTAGTCCCTCCACAGCTTCTCATGCGCGCCCAGTCCCTTGCCGCACGCCGCTTCGTCAGCATCCCCGGCGCACAGTGGGAAGGATGGTTCGGCGAGCAGTGGGGCGAGACGATCAAGCTCGAAATGCCGCTGATCAAGCGCGGCCTTCAGAAGATCGAGCGCGACTATCGCAGCAACCGGGTGATGGTCGACTTCCGCGCCGCGTCGGGCGAGGCATCGGCTGTCACCGCGCGCACGATCGGCGGCATCTACCGCGCCGACAATTACCATTTCAAATCACAGCAGGCCCGAGACAATGCGTTCAGTGAAGCATTGCGCGGCGGCTTCGGTGCCTATCGCCTCGTCAATGCGTGGGCCGACCCCTACGACCCCGACAATGATCAGCAGCGTATCAATCCGGCATCAACGATCGTCGACGCGGATCAGTCGGTGTTCTTCGACGGCAACGCCAAGCTCTATGACAAGTCCGATGCGATGTTCGCATGGGTGCTGACCGCCATGACGCCGCAAGCCTATCATGCGAAGTTCGGCGCCGACAAGAACACGACCTGGGACAATGATCTGATCCGGCCGTTCTATGACTGGTATCAGCCCGACATCATCCGCGTGGCGGAATATTACGAAGTCGAGGAGATCGACGAGAAGCTCTATATCTTCACGCAGGCGATGAGCGGTGATGAGGAGCGTTGGTACGCTTCGCAGCTTCAGCCGGGCGACATGGCCGAAAAGAAGGCGCTGGGCTGGACTGTTCGCACCCGCACATGGAAGCGCAGGCGGGTCCACAAATATACGATGAGCGGCAACGAGGTATTACAGGACAACGGCTATATCGCAGGTACCTGCATCCCGATTGTTCCGGTCTATGGCAACCGCGAGTTCGTTGACAATATCGAGCGTGTCACCGGCTATGTTCAGGACCGGATGGACATGCAGCGCAATTACAACGCGCGAGTGTCCAAGCTGGCCGAGACCGATGCTCTGGCGCCGCGTGAGGTGCCGATCTTCGCTGCACAGCAGATGCCCAAGCATATTGCCGATATTTGGGCTAATCAGAATATCGAGCGGCATCCCTACGCCATCGTTGAGCCCCTGATTGATCCCGTAACAGGTGGCTTCGCTGCGATTGGGCCTATCGGCAATATTACCCCACCGCAGCTACCGCCCGTCACTGCGGCGCTGCTTCAGATCGCGCGCAGCGACCTTGAGGAAGACAATCAGGACGGCGCGGACGAGGTGAAGGCCAATACGTCTGCGGAGGCGATGGAGCTTGCCGCTACCCGCATCGACGCCAAGTCCGAGATATACATCGACAACATGCGCCAGTCTGTCCAGCGCGAGGGCGAGATATACCAGTCGCAGCTTGCAGACATCTATTACGAACCCGGCCGTGAAGTCGATACGCTCGACGAAGACGACGAGGACGGCACCGCCACGCTGTCCGAGGGCATCGTCGACAAGAACACCAAGGTTTTCGAGATTCACAACGATTTCTCGAAGGGCAAGTACAAGGTCATATCGGACGTTGCCGAGGCGACGAACACGGTCCGCGACAAGACCGTGCGGGCGATGCTCAAGGCGGCAGAGGTTGCTGGCACGGTGGGCGCTGGCGAGGCTGCGAACGTCTGTTTCACGATCGCGCTGATGAACATGGATGGTGAAGGCGGCGACATCGCGCAGAAGTTTGCCCGGCGCCAGTTGCTCCAGATGGGGCTGGTTGAGCCGAACGAAGAAGAGATAGCGCAGATGGAAGAGGCAAAGGCCAACCAGAAACCCGATCCCGCCGCGCAGCTTGCCGAGGCTCAGGTCGTCGCGCTTCAGGCGCAGGCCGGGAAAGACGCCGCGATGGCCGGCAAATACGAAGCTGACACCGGACAGTCGAAAGCCGCGACGGTTCTTAAGCTGGCGCAGGCGACAGAACTGGGCGGCCCCGTTTCGGCGCCCGAAGTTCCGAGCGGCCTCGATAATGCCGAACGCCTGCTCGACATGCAGCACACGATCGCGCGGATCGAGGATCTCCGGAAGCCAAAGGAGGCGGCGTGAGCGAAATCAAGACGCCACTGCGCGAACTCCGGCCCGGTGAGCAATTCACTGCGGGCGAAGATGGCGCGCAGGTGATTGATTCCATCCACACGCATTCGGACATCATGCGCTTTATCGTGGCTGATATCGGCGCTGGTGATGCGCGATGCATTTTGGACATGATTGAGGCAACCGCTCAGCCGTAATGAGCGCGCACAGGGGATGAACATGGGAATTGACCTGATCAAGCAGCCGGAAGGCGAACCGCAAGTCGATGACGAGCTTCTGCTGACCGAAGTAGCGGAAGGCGACGATACCACCACTGGCGCCGAAGCCATTGACGAGATCGACTATCCCGAGACGCTGGACGATGAGCCGGTCGAAGAGACGCCGCTGATCAAGCAGCTTCGCGAGAAGGCCAAGCAGGACGCGCGCGAGAAGGCTGAACTACGCCGCCGTCTCGAAACGCCCCGCGTCGAGCGCACCAAGGAGCCAGACCTTTGGGATGATTGCGAAGGCGATCCCGACAGGTTTAAAGCCGCCCTTCTCGCATGGAAAGACAATGAGACGAAGGCTGATGCAGCCGATCGCGTGGCCAATGCCGGTGATGGCATCCGCGAGCGCCAGGTAAAGGAATGGCAGAACGATCTCCAGACCTACAAGGCCAAGGCCACGAAGCTCGGTAAGGCTGATTTCGCCGAGGCTGAAACCACCGTCATATCGACGCTCTCCGATGCGCAGCAATCCACCATCGTCATGGCAGCGAAAGACCCGGCGCGGTTCATCTACGCGCTTGGCAAGTCGCCGCTGAAGCTGGCTCAACTCGCCGAGATAACCAATCCCATCAAACTGGCGGCGGAAGTCGCACGGATCGAAGGAGCCCGCATGATGGCACGCAAGGAGCCCGCCAATATCGACGAGCCGCTGAAGGGTGGCGCGCGGCTGTCGAGCGTCCCCAAGGACGAAACGGAATCGAAGCTGCTCGCGGCGGCCGAGAAGGACCCGAGCAAGTTCCAGGCCTATCGCGACCACATGAAGGCGAAGCGGCAGCAGGCCGCATAGAGTTACCGACGCGGGACCTTTCGACACCGCCGCGCTGGCGGTGTGAGGCCCATCCTGCGGGAACGTCAAGCCGGACCCGATGTCGGTGGGTAGTTTAGCCGGTAAGGATGGGAAAAGCGATTAGGGGCTGCCTTCGGGTGGCCCCTTTTCGTATCTGCACAAAAATTAAGCATCAGTATTGCGATGTGCTTAAAAAGTAGGCATAGTGCCGCCTGCGCCACCCCGCTGCCTCCGAGCGAAACTGGAGAGATTGGGCGCCGAACCGCGTGGACCGCGAGCCTCGGCAATCAATCTTGACAGGAGGCCAGTGTGGCCAATTCGTTCTCCAAAGAAGAGATCGTCGCGTTCGATCAGCTCCTTGAGGGCTTTGAGGATCAGGAAGTCCTCTCGCGCAACGTATCGAAATATACGACCGACTCTACCACGATGGCGCGCACCAACGATGTCATCTGGCGTCCGCAGCCCTATATCTCGCAGAGCTACGACGGTCTCGACCAGACCGCGAACTTCGGCGACTATACGCAGCTTTCGGTCCCGGCGACGATCGGCTTCATCAAGTCTGTGCCGTGGGTCATGGATTCGCTCGAACTGTGCGACGCTCTTCAGGAGAAGAGGCTCGGCAGTTCCGCCAAGCAGAAGCTCGCCTCGGATATCAACATCGCCATCATGAACGTGGCGTCGCTTCAGGGCACGCTCGTTGTTCCGGTCGCTACCGCTGCCGGCGACTATGACGACGTGGCGCTGTGCGACAGTCTCATGAATGAGCAGGGTGTCGTTCCGTTCGATCGCTACCTTGCTTTGTCGAGCCGCGACTATAACGGCATGGCTTCCAACCTTGTCGGCACCGCGCGTTCGTTCGGCAACAACAAGTCGGACAAGGCATATGAGCGGTCCTATGTCGGCATGGTCGCGAGCTTCGACACCTACAAGCTCGACTATGCCAACCGCATCGCGGCGGCTGGGGGCGGCGCCACCAACATCGACACGCAGGCGGCGGCGGGCAACTATTACGTCCCGCGCGGCACTTCGACGGCTTCGACCGGCGAGGTTTCCAACGTCGACAACCGCTATCAGACCATCACGGTCGACAACAGCGTTGGGGTTGCCGCTGGTGATGCTTTCACCATCGTTGGCGTCGAGGCGGTGCATCACATCACCAAGGCGTCGACGGGGCAGCTCAAGACGTTCCGCGTGATCTCGGTTCCGTCCAGCACCACGCTGGTCATCTCCCCGCCGATCATCTCTGCGCAAGGCGGCACGGATGCCGAGCTGCAGTATCAGAACTGCATCGTCACTCCGGACGCTTCGGCTGATTTCGACTGGCTGAACAGCGCGGCGGCCAACATCAACCCGTTCTGGCAGAAGGACGCGCTGGAGATTCTGCCGGGCCGCCTTGCGGTCCCGACCGATGCGGGGGCCGCCGTGATGCGCGGCACGACCTCGAACGGCATCGAGATCGTGATGCAGAAGCAATACAACATCCTGACATCCAAGACCTTCTTCCGCGTCGATACGCATTTCGGCGTCGTGAACAAGCAGCCGGAAATGTCGGGCATCCTCCTCTTTGGCCAGACCTGATCGGAGCCCTGAGCCCCATCACGCATTCATGAAGGAATGAAATCATGGCTTCGATCATCTACTCTCAGGGCACCGTTGAAGTTACGGTCCCCGCCAGTGAAAAGATCGCGATCTTCTCGCTTTCCTCGCTCTCGCTCTACCAGCTTGTGGGATATCCGAATCATCCCTCGACCTGGGATCTGATCACGACCACCGAGCCGGGCGAAACCTACACGTCGGCGGCGTTCACCAACGAGACTACCGTCAAGGTGGAAGCCACTGCGGCGACCGGCCTCTATGAGGTTGGAGCCGCTCCGGTTGTCGGCGAGCCCTCCCTTGATCTCACGGCGGCTGCAACGCCTTGGGTGCTTGAAGGCCTCGCGGCTGCGCAGGGCGGATCGGCTCAGCTCAAGGGCGGAACATCCAGCACTTCGGGCAATGCCGGCGGGGCCGCCAGCCTCCTCGGAGGTCAGCCGGGCGCGACGGGCGTCGGCGGCGCCGCGAGCGTAACGGGCGGGGCCGGTGGCGCCACGTCGGGCGCTGGCGGCGCGGCGAATCTTACGGGTGGCGCGGGCACGGCAGGCAATGCCAATGGCGGCAATGCCGTTATCACCGCTGGCGCGGCGCATGGCTCTGGCATCGCTGGTGCCATCATCCAGCGCGGCGCTCGTCTCGTCTCGCAGGGCGCTCCCACCGCCAAGACGGTGAGTGCGACTCTGACGGCTGCGGAAATCCGGGCCGGCATCATCACTGTCAATCAGGGCGCCGGTGCCGCTTCGGCGCAGCAGTTGCCGACCGCAACGG